AGTCACAGCGTGGCGTCTTCAATGCGATAAACGCGCCCGCGCTGCGCGTCGGTCTGGGATGTGATTGTCAGCCCAAGCCGCTTTTTGAGCGCGCCGGAGAGGGCGCCGCGAACCGTGTGGGGCGCCCACGCCAATGCAGTTGCAATCTCCGTGATCGTCGCGCCGTCTGGTGCGCTGAGCATGGTGATCAGTTGGGCTTGTTTTGTGCCCGCGCGTGGAGTGCGCTTCTTGCACGGTTCCTGAAGGGCTGGTTCGGCTGTCGCCGCCTCGGGCTCGACCCCAATCGCTGCCAACCCAGCGTCGGTGGCGATCAGCGTGACGCCGTGACCGTCGCCAGTCTCGCGCCAGACGGGTTCGCCCTTACGCAGGTCGGCGTCGACCTCTTCGAGGAAGCCCTTTTTAATTAGCGCCAGAACCACTTTGGCGGCGGCACCGCCGCGCAGATGCGAGGGCAGCGGTAACGCGATGTGACCGCCCCGTTTGGATGCGGCGCTTAGAATAAGAGCTTGGGTGTCGGAAAGTTGAATTTGGGTCATGGTGATCTCCGGTTTGCGGGCAACGCAGAATGCGGCCCTTCCTACGAGGCCAAGCCGCGCAAGGCGCGCGGTGGGCCTTCGGGCGTCAGCCAGCGATCAGATCAGGTCGAGGTCCTTCAGGCAGGCGGCGGCATCGATCAACTGATCGGTCGGCACGTCAATGGTGATCGTCATGCTGTCAGCATGGGCGCGTCCGTAAACACCGCCGTCATCCATGAGGGCCATTTCGATCTCGTCGAGGACTGCGGCGATGCGGCTGCGGTCGAAGTGATCGGGCAGCTTGCGGATCGGCAATCGAATGGTGCTGGTCTCCATGGTACTCACTCCGCGTGCTCGCCTTCGCCAAAGGCGCTGTCTGTGATGCGCTTAAGGAGGTGGGCGTATTGCTCGAGGGTGCCAACGTCGCCCCAAGTGATGGTGTCAGGGTGGGTGTTGAAGTGATCGTCGCTGAGGGCCTGCAGGCGCGCCAGCATGGCGTCGATCTCGGCTTTTTTGCCAAGGAAGGCGTTGAGCGCAGCTTCGCGGTTCCGCGCAACCTTCTCGGCGCGGAGTTGATGGCGGGGTGTTGTTTGCGGGTTGAGGCGGCTGGTCATCGGGGCGGCTCCTTGGTTTTGCGCGACCGCTGCGCTGCGTGAGCGCGGTGGCTGCGTCGTTTGGTGTGATCAGCTTCGCTCTGGGCCGGGTGCTTATCCACTATAATCGCAGCAATATCATGGCTTTAATCACGGTTCTGGAAGCCCTTTATGTCCTCTGCAAGCCAACCCATCGGCGTGATCGCCAAGCTGCTCGACCTGTCGGAACGGCGGGTGCAACAGCTGAGCCGGGAAGGGGTGATCCCCAAAGCCAATCGGGGGCAATACGACCTGATCGGTTCTGTGCGGGGCTATGTCCGGTATCTGCGTGATCAGGCGCTCAAGGCGCAGGCGGGTGCACCAGACTATGCTGCTGAACGCGCGCGGTTCATCCGGGCGCGGGCCGACCTTGCCGAGATGGAGGCGGAAGAAAAGCGCCGTTCGCTGATCGCGGCCGACGAGATCGAAGCCGCGTGGGTTGCGGTTCTGGCGCTGTTGCGCACCCGCCTGCTGGGGCTGCCAGACCGGTTGGCGCCGCAGGTCTTTGACCAATCCACCATTGGAGACACCCGGACCCTGATCCGCTCCGCCATCCGCGAGGTGCTCGATGATCTCGCAGAGCCAGATATTGACCTCGAAACCGACCCTGAGACTGAGGGGCTCGCCGATCCTGAAGCGGACGGTGCAGACCGCGCTGGCGGTGCTGAAGCCGCCGCCCGATCTGACAATCAGCGACTGGGCGGATCAGAACCGTCGCCTGAGCTCTGAGGCCAGCGCCGAGCCCGGCCAATGGCGCACCAGCCGCGCGGAATACCAGCGTGGGATCATGGATGCGATCTCGGATCCGGCGGCCGAAACCATCGTGATCATGTCGAGCAGTCAAATCGGCAAGTCGGAGTCGATCTTGAACATGGTCGGCTATCACATCGACCACGACCCGGCGCCAATCATGGTGGTGATGCCGACCGAGCGGGATGCCGAAACCTGGTCGAAGGACCGCTTCTCGCCGATGGCGCGGGACACGCCCTGCCTGCAGGGCAAGATCGCTGATCCGCGTTCGCGGGATGGCAACAACAAGATCCTGCACAAAAGGTTCCCGGGCGGGCATCTGACCATTGTCGGGGCCAACGCACCCTCGGGTCTTGCGAGCCGCCCGATCCGGCTGCTCCTTTGCGATGAGGTTGATCGCTATCCCTTCAGCGCGGGCGCCGAGGGCGACCCAGTCAACCTCGCGAAGAAGCGGACGGTGACGTTCTGGAACCGCAAGATCGTGCTGGTCTCGACGCCGACTAACAAGGGCGCGAGCCGGATCGAAGCGGCATTCGAAGAAAGCGACCAGCGTCGGTATTGGGTGCCGTGCCCGGCGTGTGGCGCAGAACAGTTGCTGACCTGGGGCCAGGTGAAATGGGACAAAGACGAGAATGATGGCCATCGTCCGGAAACCGCGCGCTACCACTGCGCCGACTGCGACGCCGAGTGGAAGGATGAGACCCGCTGGGCCGCGATATCCAAAGGCCGCTGGATCGCCGAAGCGCCATTCAATGGGACTGCAGGATTCCATCTGAACGAGATTTATTCGCCTTGGGTGCGGCTTGAGGCCATGGCTAAAGCGTTCCTGTCGGCGCGTGCTGGTGGGGACGAGACGATGAAGACCTTCATCAACACCTCCCTCGGCGAGACCTGGATGGAAAGCGGGGAGGCCCCGGACTGGCAGCGGTTGCAGGGGCTGAAGGAAGATTGGCGGGCGGGCACGGTGCCGGCGGGTGGGCTCTTTCTAACAGCAGGCGCCGACGTGCAGAAGGACCGGATCGAGGTTGATGTCTGGGCCTGGGGTAAGGGCCTGCAAAGTTGGCTCATCGACCACATTGTCATCGACGGAGGTCCTGGCGATCAGGCGTGTTGGCAGAAACTAACTGATCTACTCGGCCGAACTTGGGCTCACGCCAGCGGTACGCCGATGACCATCGCGCGGTTGGCGATCGACACGGGCTATGAGACGGCAGCCGTCTACGCCTGGGCGCGGCAGGTAGGCTTTGGACAGGTGGCCCCGGTGAAGGGCGTGGAGGGGTTCAATCGGGCAAGCCCTGTGACAGGCCCAACCTTTGTGGATGCGACGATCGCAGGCAAACGGCTGCGGCGAGGCGCAAGGCTTTGGACGGTGGCGACATCGACCTTTAAGGCCGAGACCTATCGCTTCCTGCGGCTTGATCCGCCGGATGAGGCGGGACCGTCGCCCCAGTGGGGTGGCGTAAGCCCGACGGAACCCAGCCCGGCGGATGGCGAGCGGTTTCCTCCCGGCTTCCTCCATCTGCCGGGTTGGGTCGATGCTGAATGGCTAAAGCAGCTGACGGCCGAGCAACTGGTCACGGTCAAGAACAAGCGCGGCTTCGCGAAACTCGAATGGCAAAAGCTGAGGGAACGCAACGAGGCACTCGACTGCCGTGTCTATGCTCGAGCAGCAGCCTGGATCCTCGGCGCGGACCGATGGTCAAATGCACGATGGGACGAATTGGCTACGCAGTTCGCGTTCGTTGAAGCAGGTGGTGCCGCGACTGGAGCGGCGCTGCAACCGCCCCGCAAAGCACAGGTCCGCCGCGTTGCGCGATCGAGTTATATGGGGTGACCAATGACGGGTGCAGTCTGTCTCAGTGCAGACAGCATTTTTTGAACTTCTTGCCGCTGCCACAGGGACAAGGATCATTGCGGCCGATGTTGACTCGAGGTGCAACGTCGAGTTCTTGCCGGGACATGACGTTCAAGACGTTGCGTACTGCATCCTTGCGCTTTTTCTCGCGGTATTCCTCGGAGTAGCAATACCACCACTGCATCTCATCAATGGCGCTTTCAATGATGAAAGGACCATTTTTCTGGAATGCTGACCTGTCGGGATTACGAAGTGCTTCTTGAAGATCAGCTTCGAAGTGCTCGAAGCCTGCTAAAAATGGGGATATTTCGCCAAGCTTGAAGGTGGCACGCACCTGCTCAACCATGTCTTCCATTCCAAGCGCTGCGATGCCGGAAGCCCAGCTGTATAACAGGTCCTCTGACAAATCGTCGTTCCGATGACGAAAATCCCGAAGGAAGGCTTCCACATCGGGACGCTGGTTTTTGTGCTCAAGTGATATGAAAACCAACGCCCGGAGCATGCTTGCACGCGCGAAGTCAAAGGCGTCGGCGTCTTCAACAGCTGCCATCAGCGGCGCAAGATCGCCATCGAATACGCTTGCCATGATACGATCTGCGGATTCAGTCACCGTGTCCCCGAGCAGGTAGTCGAGCGCGATCTCATCACGCTGCATCATGGTTAAGAACGGTTTGTACGCTTTGGGTTCGCGCCATTCTGCCAAGAGGTGTAGCGCCGGCGCCAATTGCCAGTCCTCGGCCGGGGTCACGTCAGACGTTGGGCAGCTGGAAAGGCGAGTGATGAGCTCAATGAAGATTGGCGTCATCACCCCACGGTGCGCGGTTGCCGCGCGCATTGCGGCTTCTGGGAAAACGCCCTCATGAGAGAATTCCGTCATGATTTCGTCGGGTGTCATTGGCTGGCCTCGTCAGCTGGTCTGTGCCGTACCAAATCCTGTGATCGGAGCAATGTAAATGCCTACACTATCCGACCTCCGCGCCCGCCGCGAGGCGCTGACCGCGCAGCGGTCCTCTGGCGTGGCCCGCGTCAGCTACGATGGCAAGACGGTCGACTATCGCAGCGTCGCCGAGATCGACCGCGCCATTGAAGCACTGGACCGCGAGATTGCAGCGGCCGAGGGGCGTAAACTCATCCGCCACGTCCGCGTCACTTCGACCAAGGGCCTCTAACCAACATGGCAATCTTCGACCTCTTCCGCCGCCCCAAGCCTGGCGGCCCTGAAGCCATGCGCGCGCGGCTTGAAGGGGCGATGGCCAAGCGGCGTTTGCGTGGCTGGAACCCGCCGCTCGAAAACATCAACGCGCTGGTCGCCTCGGGCGGCCCGCGACTGCTGGCCCGCTCGCGCGAGCTGGTCGTCACCAACGGCTACGCAGCGAACGCCTGCGAGGCCTTCGCCGCCAATTTGGTGGGCGATGGGATCAAGCCGTCTTCGCTCATTGGCGATGCCGACTTGCGCGATCAGGTGCAAAAGCTCTGGCTCGCCTGGACGGATGAAGCAGATGCTGATGGGCTGTCGGACTTCTATGGCCTGCAAGCCATGGTCGCGCGCGAGATGTTTGTCTCGGGCGAGTGCTTTGTTCGACTTCGGCCGAGATGGGCGGAAGACGGGCTGCTGGTGCCACTGCAATTGCAGCTTCTTCAGTCGGAGATGCTGCCCTTCGAGAAAACCGAGACCGACCCAAACGGCAACCGCATCCGCTGCGGGATCGAGTTCGACCTGATCGGGCGGCGGGTGGCCTATCATTTCCGCCGCCGCCATCCGGGCGACAGTACAGATCAGAGGGTGGCTGTCCCCGACACGGTCCGCGTGCCGGCCGAGGAGGTGCTGCACATCTACCGTCCCATCGATGCCGGACAAATACG